GTTACGGTACCCCTGGACAAACGCGCGGAAAGGAGGCCCTCCTGCCCGGCGCTGTCTTCGTTCCCTCGTCCCCGGTCAAGGGCCAGTTGTTCTTTAAGATCGCTGGCAAGAATGTTGGTTCTGGTTTCAGGACCTCACATTTCGGTTTTGATTCCCTCGTCACGGCGTTCCACGTCGGCAAGACTCTCATGGAGAGTGGTGCCGATTGGAGCATCGGGCTTGGTGATTTGGAGGTCGTAATTGACAAGGAACTTCGTGAGAAGATCATTGTCAAGAAGTACTCGCAAGACCTGGATGTGGTGGTACTCGAGGTACCTTCATATATCTTTTCGGTTCTTGGCGTCAAAAGCGCTAAGATTTCAAAGACACCCCTTGGCCCCTCCGTTTCTGTCGTCGGCGTAACTTCTGGCGACATGGTCCGCTCCTATGGTGTGGTCACCAAATCTGGCTCGGCTTTCCAGTTCAGGCACACCGCCTCGACTGAGAAAGGTTGGTCCGGCGCCCCTATCGTCAATGAGACGGGCGCTGTGATCGGCATGCACGTGCGGGGTTTTGGTGTTCGTCCCGAAGGCCACGTCGGTGCCTGGTCCCCCCACAATGTGGGCCAGAGCTTCGATTGGGCTTTTAAACCAAAGAGAGGTGCTGAAAGTGATTTCAACATCTATGCGTACGCCCATGTCGACGATTACGAGTCCGACGAGGAGGAGGATCGCAGAATCCGGTTCTATGAGGAAGGTGCTGAACGGTACATGGACACTCGCGACAACGCCTATGGCGATTGGCAAGAGTCTCAGCATGACTGGCGCGGCGAAAACCTCACTGGCTTCCGTTGGTCTGACGAGGATTACGATTTCGATTCGAGCCCGTTCGAGTCGCTTTTTCCGATCGCCCCCCCTCCCACTGGGGCGGTAAACTCGGAGGATACGAATTCGCGCGCCAAGGGACCTTCAGTGGCCCCGACGGCATCACCCTCAACGTCGTCGGCACCCACACCGGTCGTGGAAACCCCATCGCCCGAACCCCCCGCAACCCCCCCAAAGAAATCCAGGCGCAAATCCCGGAAATCCAAGGGAGGGGCTGGCCAACAGCAACGCGGCAAGGAATCGAGCTCTCCCTCGGGATCCACGCCCGCAGGCACATCTTCGGAGACCCCGAGTACACCTGCGACCCCTACACCAACCCCCTCCCCGAAACCAGGT